CAGGAACAGGAACCGAGAAAGTTACATTCAATCCTCCAGAGGAAGGAACCAATATACGTCTTCGTGGAGAAGCAGTTCCCAGAGCAACAATATCTCAAGTTGGAGATCTCAGGATTCCTGTATTTGGAGATGCTTTTGCGACAGCAACTTTACGTCATATTGGTTCTGGTTCACTCAAGAAATTCTCAGGTGCTGCCGAGAGTATTACATTCAACCCAGAAGAGAAGAGACTTCTATTCTCCTTTGCAGGAACAGGATCAGAACGTACATTCGTTGTTCCTCCAGAAGGTGATGGTGTACTCTTTACATTCGGTGGTTCAACAACAACATCTGCTGCTGCATATCAAAGTACTGGATTATTCAGAGTTGGTGGATTCACTGACTTTACAAGATCTAGAGACTTCATTGGATCTGGTTCACTTAGAAAAATCAGTGGTGCTGCTGAATCTATTACCTTCAATCCTGACGAGAAGCAAATGCTCTTCTCCTTTACAGGAGCAGGATCGGAACGTACATTTGTTGTTCCTCCAGAAGGCGATGGAAGAATTTCAATATATCCAGAAGCATCAGATTACAGATTCACACCTAACTGGAATTCTGTTGGTGGAATCAGAATTGATAATGAAGCTGCTTATAGATTTGCTCCTGTATGGATTGGTTCTGGTTCACTTAAGAAATTCAATGGTGCTGCTGAATCTCTTACCGTTAACCCACTTGAGAAGCAACTTCTATTCTCCTTTGTTGGTGAAAGGATTGCAGAGAAGAGAACTTCTAGAGAAATCAGTAAGGGTGGAACTCTTAGACTTGGTAATGATGCACATATTGTTTGGGTTCCAAATAATATTGGTTCTGGTACTATCTTCGTCAGTGGAACTGCTAAGACTCATTATGTTCCACACATTACTGGATCTGGTTCACTTTATAACTTCTCTGGTGCAGCTGAATCTAAATCTGTTGATATTACTACACTTCCAGCTCTGTTTAGAGTTTATGGTGATGGTGGTATTAGTCGCACCAGACCTTACATTGGATCTGGATCACTCAAGAAATTCCAAGGTGCAGCAGAATCTATTACCATCAACCCAGACGAGAAGCAAATGCTCTTCTCCTTCTTGGGTCAAGGTACAACTACAAGAACAAGAAGCGAATCTGGTCAGGGTACAGTCAAGACACTTGGAGAATCTACAGTTCGGTTCTCTCCTGTATACTTTGGTTCAGGTACAGCAAGAGTTTCTGGCGAAGCAACTGTTACCAGAGCGAGAGACTTTGTTGGATTTGGTTCACTCAGAAAACTTTCAGGGGCAGCAGAATCTCTTACCTTCAATCCAGAAGAGAAGCAAATGCTCTTCTCCTTCCTTGGTGTTGGAGCAGAAAGCAGAACTTCAAGAGAACTCAGTCAGAGTGGAGTACTTACAGTCAGAGGAACTTCGGGAGATCCACTTCTTACATTTGCGGAACAACCAAGAGTTGAAATTGATATCACAGGAGATAGTTATGATCTCCGTGCTCATGCATACCAAGGTTCTGGTAGAATTTCTAATGTCAATAATGCTGATGACGCATATGTACGTGCTCCATATAAGGGAAGTGGAAGAATTGCCCTTGCTGGTATCGCATTAGTACAAGTTCAGCTCTTCCAGCCACCTCATACTCAAGTCTGGATTATTTAAACCATAAATACAATATGAGAAAAGTGCGTAATAGTAGATGACCACCCAAGTACAATTTAGAAAGGGTACTACCACAGAACACGCTCAGTTTACTGGTGCTAATGCTGAAATTACAGTTGACACCAAGAAGAAAACTGCTGTTGTTCATGATGGTACTGATATTGGAGGATATGAACTTCAACGAGCACGATGGGAACATCTAAATTCTAATCAACAACTTGTTTGTGGACTTAGATATTTAATAGACACCTCATCTTCTGCTTTGTCTTTAACAATGCCTTATGAAGCTTCAGGTGTAGTTCCTCATGTAGGAGATATGATTGAATTGGTTGATATGAAATCAACTTGGGCAATAAATAATGTTACTTTAACTACTAGTAGCAGCACTATTAAATTTTTAAATCAATTTGGGAATACTGATCACGAATTCATTCTTGATATAGCTGGCATGTATACTCAATTTGTTTGGGACGGAACTTACTGGAGGATTTTAATGTAATGGCTTTACATCTTAGTTCAAGTAGCGGAACAGTTGGGCAAACTGTAGCTCAATCAAACGACTTTACAGTTCATGCTCTGAGAAGAGACAAGGATGGTATGTTGCATTATACAAAGGCAAGATCTACAGAAGATGAAGTCTTTGATTTTCATCGTGAAGATGGTGAAGAGTATCCAGATTTTCTTCAAGGAACAGAATATGTCCTTGCTGACGCAGGTGACAAAAAGTATTCAAATGACACTGATGATAAATACCAACAGTTCAGATTTGATTTCAGGAATTTGACTTATTTTATTGATGATAATGGTTACTTAGTCGGAAGACTAAATAAAACATATGATCACACAACCAACGGACCTAAGTAGGAATTTTACAAATGGCAGATTTTAGACTCGGCAGACTGAAGTTTAAGTGGAAAGGCAATTGGACTGCTTCCACTGCTTACGTCATTGACGATATCGTTAAGTATGGTGGAAACTCATACGTTTGTACAACAAACCATACATCAACAACAGCAGAAACATCTTTTTATTCTTCTGATAATGCTAAATGGTCTGTTCACACAGAAGGCATTGTCAATAAAGGAGATTGGGCTGCCTCTACTTGGTACAAAATAAATGATGTTTTCAAGTATGGTAATACACAATATCGTGTTACTGCTGGATTTACATCTGCTGCTACTTTTTCCGATTCAAATACTACAGTTTACTTAGAAGGTCTTAAGTATGAAGATACTTGGACTGCCAGTACAACATATCAGGTTGGTGACATTGTAACTTATGGTGGTTATAGTTATTCTGCCAAAACTAATCATAGTTCTGCTACTGTTCCAAATTCAGATGCTACTAACTGGGCAGTTTTATCAGTTGGTTTTGAAGCAAAAGGAGCATATGCTGCTGGCACAACATACAAACTTGGTGATGTAGTTAGATATGGTGGTAACAGTTACGTAAATATATTAGTTGCTGCTGCTGGAACCGATCCTACAAATACTTCTAACTGGAAACTTCTTGCCGAAGGATTTAATTGGACTGGAAACTGGGCTGCTGGAACTGCATACAAATTAAATGATGTTGTTAACCGAACTTCAAACTCTTATGTTTGTGTTCAAGCTCATACAGGACAACAACCAGAAACTGATACTGGTGGAGTATATTGGAATTACATAGCACAGGGTGGTTCTGCTGCTCAGGTGTTGACCACAACTGGTGACATGCTTTATCAGTCTGCTGGTACAATTGCTAGATTGGGACTTCCAGCATCAGCAACTGGTACTGTTGAAGAACAAAAAGGTGCTAGTGGTCAAGTATTGACAGTTGGTGGTTCTCCACTTTTACCACAGTGGGAAAATAATAATACATCTGCACCTGTTTATTATGTTACTAAAGAGGGTTCTAATTCAAATAGTGGTAAGCAAATTTCAAGAGGATTTGCTACTTTAAGATATGCTTGTGATCAAGTATCTGCATTAACAGGAGCAGCAAAACCTACTGCAACAAATCCAATTACAATCTATGTAAAATCTGGTATTTACGAAGAGCAACTTCCTATTCATGTTCCTGAGTTTACTTCAGTAATCGGTGATAACATAAGATCTACATCATTTACACCTGCATCAGGTGATTCTGATGAGTTGGATTTAGTATTCCAAACTGCTGCAACTCATGTTAAATTGGGTGACGTAGTTAGTAACTCAGCAAAGACAAAAACTGCTAAGGTAATGAAGCATAGTACAGGTACTACCCTGACGCTTCTTCCTGTAACAGGTGGTGTATGGACTACTAGCGATAAGTATGTTGATATTATCAACAATAAATATGCAGATGGTAGAGATGTATTAAACAACAACAGAGTTTTCCTTGCTCATGAAGCGTATCATCGTCATGTTGCAAATGTAGGTGCTGTAACTGGTGCTGCGGGAGGAGTTAAAGATCAATTAACAGCTTTTGTTGATGCACTTGCTTTTAACCTAAAGCATGGAAGTAATAACGAAGTTTGGGATTTTACTAATTCTGTTCTTAGTGGAACTGATATTACTGGAGACGTTACTCAAGATAACCAATTAATTGAATATGTTAGAGATGCTGCAAATACAATATTAGCAGGTGGAACAGCAACAGTATCTGCTGGTAATAGCGAAACTCAAACTGCTTATAGTGGAACAGCAGATACTAATAATCCTAAGTGTCCTAATGTTACTTCTGCTGTAACAACTCTTGCAGCGATATTTACTTCTTGTAGGACTGCTAATAATATGGGTGGTACTTCTAAGAGTGAACCATTCATAGACATCACAACAGTATCTACTGTTTCAAATATCCATTCAACATTCATATATCTTGCTGATCATACTATCGTTAAAGATTGTGTGTTTAACGGATTAGCAGGTTTTGCAGCTAATGGTGCTGACGACAAAAATATAGAAGCTGCTGTTATTAAGGGTGTATACTTTGAACTTGATCCTGCTTCAGCAGTTACCAAGTCACCTTATATTCAAAACTGTTCTGCATTAGGTGGTGCTGCACTTGGTGTATTATGTGATGGTGACTCTCATGTACACTTTGACAACTCTCCTACCCCATCCTTCAAGTCAATGTGCTTTGACGCATTCACGCAGGTTCTAGAGGGCGGTGCAGGGTTCTGGTGTAAGGGTACAGCAGCGATGGAAATCGTATCATCCTTCACTTATTATCATCACATGTCTTATTGCTCCACTGGTGGTGGTAAGATTCGTGCTGTATCTGGTAACTCATCTTACGGTAAGTACGGTTGTATTTCTAGAGGATTTGATCCTAATGAGGTAACTACCGATGGTACGATTGCTGGTTTACGTCTTAATATTAATGCATCTGGATCAAGTGCTGGTACATTCACAGACTTTGAAAGAATCCAAGGTAATACATCAGGTGCTGTTGGACAATTAAGAAGTAATCAAATACTTGAAGCAAATTATCTTAATTACATACCAATTAAAGGTACATTCCAAGATGGTGAAGTAATTCAAGGTATTGGTTCTACTGTTCCTAATATTACTGCTAGTGGTGCAACAGTAACTCTTAAAGCATCTAATGCTGTTACTGGTCAGTATGGATATCAACTTATTGCTGAAGGATTAGCACTTGCTCCAGACCAAGGTGGATCTGTTGAGTATGTTGACAATGGTTCAACTAATGATTCTAGTTCTTATGTTATTTCAAGTGCTAGTTATGGAGCACCAGATGGAAGAGGTTCTCTAACAGTAACCAGAGGATCATTAGGATCTAGTGCTGCTGTTCATTCTGGTACTGATACTGTTGCATTGTTCCCTGTTACAGCAGCTACAGGTACTACATTGACTGCTGGTATTGATGCTAGTGTTACTAGTATTGATCTTAGTGTTCTTACTGGTGTTGCACAGAACGGATTCGTTGTTGTTGACAATGAATTGATGATAATCACTGGTGTTACAGACGCAGATACAATTACTGTTACTCGTGCTCAAGAAGGTACATCTGCTGCTACACATGCTAATGGTGCTGCTGTTACAGTTCTTGGTGCTAAAGTTGCTTCTCAGGATACACTCCTTAAAGATACAACTGATGTCACTACTGATATTCGTGTAACTCAGGGTGGTATTATATTTAAGGCAGGAGATTATGCTAAGATTAATAATGAGTTTATGCTATTGAGTGCTGCGGCTGCAGATACAACTGGTATTACGATTATTAACTTTGCTGACGAGAAAGCAAGTTCTGCTGCTGCTGGTGCTGACCAGTTATTCAAGATTCGTTTCAGATATTCTCAGGTTCGCTTAACTGCTCATGACTTCCTAGACGTTGGTACAGGAGACAGGTCAACAACTAACTGGCCTGGACTTCCATCCCAAGCGAATGTTCCTGCGAACGAAATTAATGAAGTTCGCCCAGGTCGTGTTTACTATGTTTCTACCGACCAAGATGGTAACTTCGCCGTTGGTGAATACTTCAAGGTTGAACAGGCAACTGGTAAAGCAACATTGAATGCTAACGCATTTAATTTATCTGGTCTAGACCAATTACAACTTGGTGCTATCGGTGCTACGTTGGGTGCTATGATTGATGAGTTCTCAATAGATGGAACTCTTGCACAAAATAGTGACGCTAAAGTTCCTACACAGAAGGCTGTTAAGACTTATGTTGATGCTCAAATAGGTGGTGGTGGTGCTTCAACAACCATCAATACTGCTGGTGATACTGGTACAGGTAGTGTTGCTACTGGTACTCAAACCCTTAGTATTGTTGGTACAACAAATGAAATTGAAACACAAGCTGCTAGCCAAACAATTTATGTTAAACTTCCTGATGATGTAACAGTTGGAAATAACTTAACTGTAACAAATGATTTAGCTATATCTGGTAATACAGTATTGACTGGTAACCTAACAGTTAACGGTACAACATCTACTGTTTCTACAGCAAATACTACTGTTAGTGATAAATTACTTGAACTTGGAACTGGTACTACTGGTTCTCCAACTGGAGATATTGGTATTATCCTTGAAAGAGGAGATTCAAATAACGCCTTTATCGGGTGGGATGAGTCAGCAGACAAGTTTACATTAGCTACTACAACTGCAACTGGTTCTTCTGCTGGAGATCTAACACTCACAACAGGAACACTTGTTGCAAACATAGAAGGTAATTTAACTGGTAATATAACTGGTAACGTAACTGGTAATTTAACTGGTAACGTAACTGGTAATGCTACTGGATTAAGTTCAACACCAAACATTTCTGTTGGTACAATAGCATGTGGTAATATCACTGGTACTGGAACTGTTAGTGATAGTATGGGTGATGTAAGGAAACTTCTAGTAAGATCAGTCTCTAGTGCTTATACCTTAGTTATTGGAGATAGCGGTAGATTTGTTGATACAACTGGTGCTGCGACAGTCACGGTTCCGAATGGAGTCTTTTCTGCTGGTCAAATGGTGACCATTTTGAACAACAGTGGTAGTGATATGACACTCGCTCAGGGTGGTGGATTCTCACTCTATAATGGAGCTGATGGATCAACAGGTAACAAAATAATGGGAGCTAGATCAACAGCGACTATACTATTCCAAGGTAGTGCTAATGGATATCTTTCTGGTTCAAAAATAAGTTAAGGAGGTTATAAAATGGCAACACAACAAACACTAGTTGGTATGGGGGGAGTGTCAGCACTGTATGACTTTGGTTCTGGTACGGTAACTTTTACTGCTAACGGCAGAGTAAATTACACTGGACCATCATTATCTGAGGTTAGAAGTGGTTTGAGTGGTGGCAATTCTGGTGTATGGAAAAATGATACCAATTTTCTTAATACAAGTAGTGGTTTCATATTATGGACAGTTCCTGCGGATGGAACTTATAGATTTAATACTCACGGTTGTCGTGGCGGTAACCAATATTCCAACGAGCAAGGTGGTTATGGAACTCATATGAGAGGAGATTTTGTTCTTGTAAAGGGAGACGTTATTAAAATGCTAGTAGCACAACAGGGTGGTAGTAGTTATGGTGGCGGTGGTGGTATGTCTGCTGTTGCAACAAATAGTAATACTCCAATGATAGTTTCTGGTGGAGGGAATCCTACATCTCCTTGGAACAATACTACTAGAAATGCAACTACTAGTACTAATGGTACGTCTGGTAGTTACGGTTGGGAAGGTGGTAGTGGTGCTGGTGGATATAGTCAAGCTGGTGTATGGGGTGGTGCTGGATTTTATGGTAATCCAGGTGGAAGTGAATCATGTGGTAGTACGAAACCTGTGTCATTTATAAATGGTGGACTGGGTGGATATAGTTGCAATGGACAAGGTGGTTGGGGAGGAGGATCTGGAACTGACGGATGTTGTTATGGAGCATCTGGTGCTGGTGGTGGATACTCTGGTGGTGCTGGTACTGCTAGTAGTGGTCAGTATGGAGGTGGAGGTGGTTCCTATAATAATGGAGCCAATCAATCAAACACCCAATCTGGCGAGACTTATGGTAAAATACAAATTGAATTCCTGGGTGCCTAGGTTCAATTGATGTTAATACTAACTAACGTAGAGGTATAAGTTAATGAGATTTCTAAAAGTTGTAAATGATGTTGTAGTAAATTATCAATATACTTTGGATAATTTATACGTAGACAACCCCACTGCACAAATTTACAAGAGTGGTAATAAATTACCATGTAAGGAATTATTAGAAAAATATAATGTATATCCATTGGTTACGACAAAGAAACCAGAGGGGCCTACTGATGACGTTGTTACTGAAATTACTCCTATCTTTGATGGTGTAGAATGGATTCAACAATGGGAATCTAGACTTTATACAGAACAAGAAAAAATATTATTGAAGGATGAGTTTGACAATGCAAATAGAGTAGCAGTAGATATATTACTACAGCAAGCTGCTGAAAGTTCATAGATGGTATGAGTGATCTTGATTAATAAATACCTCTAGGATAATAAAGACTAGGGGTATATTTTATGGCCGAGCCTGCCAGTAGAGCTCAACTAAAAGATTATTGTCTTAGAAAGTTGGGTTTCCCAGTCCTTGAGATCAATGTAGATGACGATCAGATTGAGGACTCAATTGATGATGCTCTTCAGTATTATCGTATGAGACATTATGATGGTGTTGAACTTGCTTACATGAAGCATTTGTTTACTGCTGCTGATGAAGCAAAATTTGATAGTCAAGAGACTACAACCACTGTTGGTAGTGGTGCAACTGCTATAGAATGGAAGGTTAAAGATAGATATCTTACTCTTCCTGCTGATGTAGTTGGTGTATCTAAGGTATGGGGTCTTGCTAGTAATGCTGTTAGGAACAACTTATTTGGTATTGAGTATCAGATTTTTTTGAATGATTTATATGCTGTAGGTTCTCTTGACTTCCTTAACTATTATATGGTTAAGACTTGGATGGAAAGTATGGATATGATATTGAACAATGGTTCTTTTGTTCAATTTAGATTTAATATGAGACAAGATAGACTTTACATTGATGTGGGTAAGGACATGCTTGATGAAGATGTTCATGTCATTGTTGAGTGTCACCGAGCATTGGATCCAGATACATTCACACAAGTTTATAGTGATGTCTTTTTAAAGAAATACACTACTGCTCTTATTAAAAGACAGTGGGGTCAGAACCTAATTAAGTTTAATGGTATTCAACTTCCTGGTGGAGTTGCCATTAATGGTAGAGAAATCTTTGAAGATGCTCAGAAAGAAATTGCTGAGATTGAAGAGATGTCATCAACTACATACGAATTACCACCATTTGACATGATCGGATGAAAAAAGTATATTTTCCTCAGCATGGTGGTGTTGCCACCGAACAGAATCTGGTACAGGACTTGGTTGATGAACAAATCAAGTTGTTTGGATCTGATGTGTTTTATATTCCTAGAGTCCATCTTAAGGATAAGTCTCTTGGAGAAGTCATACAGTCTGAATTTAGTCAGAGCTATATGATAGAAATGTTCTTAGTGAATGTTGAGGGATTTGGTGCTGGTGCTGAGTTTGTAAGTAAGTTTGGTTTAAGAATAACAGATGAGATAACTTTTGTTGTGTCAAGAAGAAGGTGGGAACAGTCTGCCAATCCAGCGTTGAACCTTGCTGTAGATGGTAGACCTAATGAAGGAGATCTAATATACTTCCCATTAACCGAGGATCTTTATGAAGTTAAGTACGTTGAACGAGAGAATCCTTTCTTCCAGTTAGGTAAACAGTATTTCTATCAACTCACTGCTGAGCTTTATGAGCAGGGTGCTGATAAGTTTGATACAGGTATTGATGAGGTTGATGATATTGAAAGAGAGTTTAGTAATATTACTACTCTCAATGTTGGACTCACTACTAGACAGACAGCAACTGGAACTCTTGAAGTAGATTCTTCTGGTGCTATATCATTAGCAACAGTAACACTTGCTGGTACTGGATATAACACTACACCAAATGTTACTGTTAATGATCCTAATGGTAGTGGTGGAATTATTACAACGTCAATAATGGATGGTGGTGTTGTTACTCTTACTATTGTTAATGGTGGTAGTGGATATGACCCAACTAATATAAATCCACCAACTATTACTGTTGATTCTCCACCAACTGCTATTCAATTTGTTAATGATGAGCATGTTGTTATAGGTGGATTTACTGCACAGGGTGCAGGAAGAACGTGGACTTCTGCTAATAAAGTTATTACAGTAACTGCACTTGGTAGTTTTGACCCTACATTTGCTACAACTACACAGAAGAAATATTTCTACTGGAAATTTGAAGATAAACGTATTAGTTATGTTTATCAATATAATGGTACTACTGCAACTACTGCTCCTGGTTTCTTCTATTATGATTCTGCTAATGTGAAATATGTTATTAATGCTTGGGAGGAGACTACCACTAGTGGTGGACAAGCAACAATGTATGACTTAATGAGTGCTACTATTGCTGAAGTTGCTGATTGGAATGGTGTTACAAATACACTTGAAGTTATGAACCGTACAGGCAACTTCATTGATGGTGACATGATTAGAGGCGTTGAATCTAATGCCATATATACATTAGGAACATTCTCTACTATTGATAATCAAAGTACAGAGTACGATCAAAATAAAGCAATTGAAGATGGTGCAGATGACTTAATTGATTGGGGTGAGAAGAATCCCTTTGGTGAATTTGGTAATTATACAGGTAGCTTCTGATGTTAGGAACACAATTTTATAATCAAGCAGTTAGGAAAACTGTTATTTCATTTGGTACTCTATTCAATAATATTGAATTGAAGAAGATTGTTGATGGACAAGTAATGGAGGTTGAAAAGGTTCCTCTTGCTTATGGTCCAAAGCAAAAGTTTTTATATAGACTTCAAGGTAATCCTACTGATGGTAAGAAGGTAGCAATTACCATGCCACGTATGTACTTTGAAATGACTGGTATTGATTATGATGCTTCAAGAAAAACACCTGCTACACAGAAGTATAAGACAGTTATCAATGATGAAGGTAATGAGGTAAGAACTCAGTACGTACCTGTTCCTTACAATATTTCATTTGAAGTTGGCATCCTTGCTAAGTCTCAGGATGATGGACTTCAAATACTAGAACAGATTCTTCCTTTCTTTCAACCATCATTTAGTATGAGTCTTAAGTTCATTCCTGATATGGATGAGGTTAGAGATGTTGCTGTTGTTTTAAACAATGTTGACTTTGAAGATGATTGGGAAGATGATTTTACTACCAGACGAAGTATAACTTATTCAATGCAGTTTACTTGTAAGAGTTACATCTACGGTCCTTACACTAAGGCAGATGTTATTCGTAAGTCTCGTATCATTGAAACCATTGGTGATACTAATGTCAATAAGAGACATGTTGAATTATCATACACACCTAAAGCGAAGACTGATATTAATCAGGACGGTCAGGTTACAGCAGCAGATGATGCATTAGTAACTGCTGATGATGACTTTGGATTTAATGAAGGATTTGAATTCTTATGAATAACCTAGAAGATAATATGGAAGAACTTCTTAATGTTGAAGTATCCGAAACACCTGAAGGTGGTTGTGCTAAACGCAAGGATCAACTCAGAGATGTCTCAGAGGACAGGGACAAGGACTATGAATATACGAGAGCAGAACTCTATAGACTTATAGATCAGGGTCAGGAGGCAGTACAAGGGGCGTTAGAGGTCGCACAGGAGTCAGGGCATCCAAGAGCATTTGAAGTTGCTACAAACGCCATGAAGCAGGTAGCAGACATGACAGATAAACTCATGGATCTACAGAAGAAAGTTAAGGATCTAGATGAAGAGAAGAAAGGTCCAAGTAAGGTTACAAACAATGCTATGTTTGTAGGTAGTACATCAGAGCTACAGAAGATGCTCAAGCAAATGAATGGTGGAAAACGGTGAAGTCTATTGAGTTTAGTAATCCTGTATTAGTTAAACAAAGAGAATCAATATGTAATGAATGTGAATATAAAAAATATGGTATGTGTCAGAAATGTCACTGTGTATTATATGTTAAAGTGAGACTAGATAATCAACAATGTCCAATTAGTAAATGGTAAAATGGCATACACAAGATATAACGAAAGTAATGTTGCGGAGAATCCACAACCAGGAAGTGCAACAGTAAATCATTTCTCAGGTAATGAGGGATGGGCTACTAAGACATTTAAGAATTGGAATGATGATTTCCAAGCAAGGAAGTCTGATAATTCAACAAGAACGCCTGGTACATTTCAGGCAAGAGCAAGTAACAATAGTACTAGAACACCTGCTGCGTATCAAAGAAGGAACTCAAGCAATACATCAGTATCTGCATAGATTGACAAACAAATGAATGGTGGAAAACGGTAAATATGAATACAGATTATAATGGTGATCGTTGGGAATATATAAATCCATTCCCATACATCTACAAACGTAGATTTGATTTTGAATTTGATACATTTAAAGATAAAGTAGATTCTCATCTTATAGAATCAAAACGAGTTATTACTGAAAACAGACTTACAACACCTGAAAAAGATGGTGGTATAACTAGTGTTGTTTTATCTAATAACTTGCATAATGTATTCCCACATACGTGGCCAGAATTTGGATTATTTGATAAATTTCTTGGTGATTGTCTGGAAACTATAATGGATTGGAGAGGTTACAATCAATCTCCACCAAAATTTGTTGAGAGATCATGGATTAATGTTCATTATAAAAATGGTTATACGGAAGAGCATATGCATCATGGAATTGATATTGCTTGTGTTTGTTACTTAAAAGTTCCTGATAATTCTGGCGGTCTTCAAATAAAGAATCCTTTATTAATGTACGATACATCCGAATCTGAAGTAAACAATTATTACAATAACATATCGGAAAACGAATTGTTTATTAACCAGATCACGACTAAGATAAACCATGAAAGAAAACCCAAACCTAAAGGATGTGATTGGGCTACCATTGATGTAAAAACTAATGATGTTCTCTTTTTTCCAGGTTGGTTGCTGCATAGAACGCAACCAAATCTGGTTGATGAAGGAAGATATGTAATGTCTCTTAATATAAGACATGTGGATGGATTTGTTAGTTAATTGACAAACCCTGACATTTCTGTTAGACTACTTGACAGAATCGTTATAATTATAATGTAACGGTATGAACACTATGAGATTAAACGAAGGAGACGTAGCCCGTCTCATCACTGCTTGTAACACATACAAGGATCAAACTGGTTCTGAGTATATGTGGGATGAGTACACACATCTGATAGAAAAATTGGAGAGATTATGTGAACAAGGTCACTGTGCAATCACACATGAGTGAACTAACAGAAGAAGAACTCAAAGTTAGAGAAAGAGCATTACTAATATTGCTCAAAGAGTTTGGTGGCGAAAGAAATAATAGGGCAATCTATGCCTGTGCCGATGAATGGTGTAAACAACAAGTAACTACAAATGGCCTCGTCTCTTATTACAAAGCCTACTACAAGCAACATGGACAAGCACGACATACCTATACTGGGTAACTTTTATACTAAGGATGAAGTGGATCAGATGATAGCTGATGCTCTTGCAGAAGCTCGTGCAATTGATGAAGCATCCATGCGTAAGCATAATAGAGATGCTACTATCATTAGTATGATTCT